AGTTCTTTCATATAACAAAAATAACGGATTAAAGATGTACAACGGACATGGGTTTGGAATTGATTCCGACATAAATATATTGTCTCTAGAACTGTTCTTTACTCCTGGGTCTGGATCTTGCGTTCTAGTCTCTACAGATAATGAGTCTTTGTCTTGGGATCAAAATGGGCTGGTTACAATGGTTGGCATAGACGCCTTGTATGTAAATGGAGTAGATGCTACAGACGTAACAAACATAAATGATATTCTTGCAGAGGGACTACAACACCATGTAGTGGTGGTATTCAATGAGTCCGCCAGCTCAGATATGAGAATTAATGAGAGCCAAGACGGTCTGTCTTACGGGGTAGACACAATGTATAACAATCTTGCTATATATGATTATCAGCTTACCAGCGATATAGTAAATAGCCACTACTCACAGTATATAGGGCTAGGGCTTATATATATTAACGATACATCTATGGCTATAGTTGAAAAAGACACTGGCACGGACAGTTTGCCATTTTTCCTTGTTACAAGTAACTTGGCTGGGACAAATATATAGAATTTGGTACATGTCAAAGACAAATCTGGACTTTGATAGCAAAGAATGGTAGAATTAGTAGCATATGGACATATTAAATCAAAAGAGTCAGATCATCGAGGAAACAACCCTTGGAATATACGTTTGGGAAATGCCAGATGGAAGATGGATTGGTGACGATGATGGTAACTTCTTGTCTATAACATCTAAAAAGGGCAATCGTTCTAGAATCGACGCACTTGCCAGAGAAGTCCGTTCATATGGAATTGATGTTGGACAGCCTAAGTTTTTGTCTGGCAGAAGAAAGATTGATGATGAGGAATTTGAGCATCAGAATGAAAGACTTAAATGGGGTCTGACACCAGACCCTCTTGATATTGGTGTATATAAAGATTCTATGTTAAGAAATGGGCGGGTTCAATGAGAGCAGAATTTATAGAAGACGAAGCAGACGACTCAACAACAATTGATATTTCAAACTCTGCAGACTGGTTTTCATTTAAAAAAGAGAAAGAGCACGAAGACCCTTTTAATATTGGCTTAGAAGAAATAAGAAAACTAAACGGTCTTGGCTCTACATTTAGACGCAAGATCAATAGAGATTTTTCAAAAGCATTTGTTGGAACATCTGGCGTAGGCACACAGCAAAACTTAATGCAGCAGGCAATTAGCGGATATGCGCTATTTGATCTTGTTGAGCCAGTTTATAACTTAGAGTATTTGTCTAAGATATACGAGGTTTCAACTTATAACTATGCAGCAATTAATGCAAAGGTTTCAAACATTGTTGGCCTTGGATATACATTTACAGAGACATCAAAAGCAAAAGATGCAATGGATCAGATCACAGATGATAAGCAGCTTGAAAGAGCCCGTGCAAAGATAAATAGAATTAAAACAAATTTAGATAGATGGCTAGATGATTGCAATGAAGAAGAGTCATTCACAGAGACCCTTATAAAGGCCTACACAGACCTTGAGGCGACTGGTAACGGATACATTGAGATTGGACGTACAGTTGCTGGAGACATAGGCTATATCGGTCACATACCAGCCAAGACAATGCGTGTGCGTAGATTACGTGACGGCTTCATTCAATTACTTTATGGCAAGGCTGTATTCTTTAGAAACTTTGGCGACATGGACACACTTAGCCCAATTGCGGGACAAGAAGATCGACCAAACGAAATTATTCATTTGAAGAAGTACACGCCAATGAACAACTATTATGGTGTTCCAGATATTATTGCGGCTCAGCAGGCTTTGGCTGGAAATGAATTTGCAGGAAGATATAACCTTGACTACTTTGAAAACAAGGCGGTCCCAAGATATATTATTACAGTAAAGGGAGCAAAGCTTTCTCCAGAGTCAGAAAGAAAACTTCTTGAATTTTTCCAGGTTGGCCTAAAGGGAAAGAACCATAGATCTCTTTATATCCCATTGCCAGCAGACACACCAGACTCAAAGACTGAATTTAAGATGGAGCCTATTGAGGCTGGAGAGCAAGAGTCCTCATTCAATATCTATCGTAAAACAAATAGAGATGAAATCCTATTAGCTCACAGAGTGCCTATTAATAAAATTGGAACTCCAGAGGGAGTTAATTTAGCAGTTGCTCGTGATGCTGACAAGACATTTAAAGAGCAGGTATGTAGACCAGCGCAGGATAGACTAGAGAAAAAGCTTAATTATTTAATTGCAGAAAAGACTGATGTCGTTGAATTAAAGTTTAATGAGCTAAGCCTTACTGACGAAATTACTCAAAGCCAGATTGATGAAATCTATTTAAGAATGCAGGTCATAACTCCTAACGAAGTAAGACTCAGAAAAAATATGATTCCTATCGAGGGTGGAGACGAAGTCGTAGAATTAAAGCCTCAGCAGGTTGCAGACCAGCAGGCTAAATCGACAGGCAATAAGACCAGAGATCAAGAAAGAGCCAAGAATGCTCCAGATAAAAATGGGGAAGGCAGAAATGCAAAGGGCGATGGTCCAAAAGTCAAATAAGTTTAATCAACTGCTATTTGCGTTATAGTAAAGAACACTATAAAATTAAGCATATGAACATTGAAAAGGCCCTATGGTCCAGTAATGGCGACAACGTACACTTGTCAGTTCCCTTCACAAAAGTTAACCGTGAACAGAGAACTGTTTCTGGCTTTGCAACTTTAGACAACGTAGATCAAACAGGCGATGTAGTAACAGCAGAAGCAAGCATGAAAGCCTTTGAGTCATTCAGAGGAAACCTTCGTGAGATGCATCAGCCACTTGCAGTAGGTAAGGTTGTTTCATTTAGACCAGAAACATTTTATGATCAAGAGACAAAAGAATTTTATAACGGAGTGTATGTAACATCTTACATTTCAAAAGGCGCACAAGACACATGGGAAAAAGTTCTTGACGGAACACTTTCAGGATTTTCAATCGGCGGAAAGATTATAGAGGCAGACAACGAGTTAAACAAGTCAACAGGCGAGCAAGTTAGATTTATTAAGAGCTACGAACTAGTAGAGCTATCAATTGTAGATTCACCAGCAAACCAGCTATGCAACATTTTTTCTATTGAAAAGATGAATGGCCAGATGGTATTCAAGGGTATGGCTGCTGATGTTGTTACAGAAAATATTTTTTATTGTGAAGAAAGCGACTCTGTCTTTATGTCGACAGAGAAGACATTTGATTCACCAGTATCTGGAAAGCCAGCAACACTAATCGGTTGGGTTGAAAGTTCTGACGTATCAAAGTCAAAAGAAATAGATAAGATTCTTGCTTCATTTAAGAAGTCAAGATTGACGTTGCCTGAAACACAAACAATTGCAAAACAGGCAAACGCAGAAGGAGGTAATGAGATGGAAAAGCTTAATGTTGGCAAAGATGCAGAGACAGTAGTCGAAGCTCCAGTCGAAACAGCTCTACCAGAATCAGACGCACCAGTTGCAGAAGCAGCTGTTGAAGAATCAGTACCTGCTGAAACAGAAGACGCACAGTCAGATGAAGATGCAAATATTGAAAAGTCTGATGTAGTTTCAGAAGATGCAGTAGCATCAGAAGAAGCAACTCCTGCCGACTCCGTTGAAGAAGCAGCCGAAGCAACAGAAGTCACGGTTGATGAACCTGATTTTGCAAAGATGTTAGGCGACCTTAAGGGCTTTTTCGCAGAGACTCTAGTAAAGGCTACTGAGGCAAATGCAGCTCAAGTTTCTGAAATGAAAGAAACAGTTGAGTCATTTAGCAAGAGCATCAATGGTCAAATCACAGAGTTGGCAGAAAAGCACAGCGCACTTAGTGCAGCTGTGTCAGAAATCAAGGGCACTATTGATAGCGTCCAAAAGCGAGTAGATGCTGTAGAAGGCGATACCGCAATTAAGAAGTCCTCAGATCTTGGCCGATCTGCGGTAGCAACACAATCAAAATCAAAATGGAACGGTTCTTTCCTCGGTTCCGTAAATGAAATCTTTTCAAACTAAAGGTAGGTGAAATATAAAATGAGTAATGAACTATTAGAAAAAGCCGCAGCAGCTGGTACAACAGTATCAACAGGTTTTGGCTCTTCAACTGGTGGTGCAGGAGTACACACAGCTTCCGAAAACGGAAACGGTGGTCTTCTTAACCCAGAACAATCAGCTAGATTTCTAGACTACATGTTCGACGCTACCGTAATTGGTAAGGTTGCACGTACGGTCCGTATGAAGGCTGATACAACTGAAATTGATCGTATGTCTATCGGTGAGAAGCTTGTAAAGCTTGCATCAGAAGGCGAGAATACCGCTACAAACAGCGGAGTAACATTCTCAAAGATCTCTCTCACAACAAAGAAGCTTCGCATGGACTGGGAGCTCTCTACAGAATCTCTAGAAGATAACATCGAAGGTGCAGATCTCGAAGATCACATTGCACGTATGATGGCAACACAGGCAGGAAATGACATCGAAGATGTTATCCTTAACGGTGACTCTTCTCTTACAGGAGATGCACTTTACAAGTCATTCGATGGCGCTGTAAAGAAGGCTAAGACTTATGGTCACGTTGTTGACGCAGAAGGTCAGGGCCTAAATCGTGCAGTATTCAACTCTGCTCTCAAGGCACTTCCACGTAAGTACAAGCAGCGTCGTACAGACCTTCGCTTCCTTGCTGGATCAAACTTGATTCAGGATTACTTATACTCAAACTCACAGAACATTCAGAACGTTACTCCACAGGATATTGCTTCAGGCATCATCCGTGGTGATGTTCCAGTTCTCGGTGGACCAGCAGGTTATGTTGCTCCATACGCATTCGGTATCCCAATCGTAGAAGTTCCACTTCTTCCTGAGACACAAGAAGGCGATTATGACAACGCAACAGGCTCACACGGTGACGTTCACTTGACATTCCCAAATAACGTAGTTATTGGTATCAAGCGTGACGTAACTGTTTACCGATTCTTCTGGCCACGTAAGGACTCAATCGAGTACACAATGTACACACGTGTTGGCGTCCAGATCGAGCAGGCAGATGCTTGGGTAGTCGTAAAGAACGTTAAGGTTGCTTCTTAATTATTTAAGAATTAACACCGAAAGGCCCCTAATTAATTTTAGGGGCTTTTCATTTTAATTGACTAATGCTATAATAAATATACCTAGAATAAGGAGATATAAATATGTCGTTTGACACATTAAAGGTAGCAGAACTAAAAGCTATTGCAACAGAGTTTGCTGTTGATACAGAAGGTCTAAAAAGTAAGAAAGATGTAATTGCCGCTCTCTCAGAAGAAGGCGTAACATGGTCTGTATACCAGAAGACAATCCAGGACATCGAAGATAACACAGAAGAGATTGAAATCCTTCCAAAGTTTGACCCTAAGTCTGTTGATCTCAAAGACTCAGTCCTTGTAAGAATGACTAGAGCAAATGCTAGATATGATATCCTTAAGCACACATTTACTAAGGACCACCCATTCGTAGCAATGTCAGAAGAAGATGCTCAGAAAATCTTTGATAAAGAGGAGGGTTTTCGTTTAGCGACACCAAAGGAAGTTCAAGACTTCTATCACTAAGCGTTAACATTATAAATGGCAGAAGTATATAGAAATAGTAGCGCTCCAGCATCAACAAAAATATTTTGGGGTGGGGCAATAGTAGATGCAGATGACGATGTTTTGGTAGATATTTATGATATCACTCAAGACCCAGCGATTCTGCCATCTATTAGCCCATCCGTACCAATAGAAGAAGATATTGTTGCTTATAAGTCTGAAGTAGACTATGGTTCATATCAGATTAATGTGCCATACTCAATTACAAATAGAAACAAAAGCCTTAAGCTTGTATGGAAATATACCGTTGATTCTAACGAGGTCCAGCAAGAAACTTTTGTTGATGTTGTAACTCCATACGCTTCGCTAGCTGAAGCAATAGAAGACCTTGGGCTTGGCACAGATCAGTCTGACCCAATGTATAAGAGCTACCACGAATTAGTTATGGCAGAAAAATTTGCCAGAAAAGTAATTGAAAACTATACTGGTCAAAGATTTTATCTTTATGATGGAACAGAAACAGTAATGGGTTCTGGATCAGATATTCTACCACTGCCATTTAAAATAGATACACTTCACGAGCTATACGCTAATGACATACTATTGATTGATAATATCAATAGTAATAACAATTGGATGTTTGCGCCTATTGTTTCTGAGACTGGATTTGGGCTTAGAGTAGATAGAGCAAACTCGCTAGACAATAGTGTCTATTCAGCAAACGGAATGGTGCCGCCTTCTATTAATGATTCTTATAACGGAGCATTTATAAAAGATATAAGGTACCGTGTTCAGGGTAAGTTTGGATGGGCGGAAGTACCAGATAACGTAGAGCAAGCTACCATACAGCTTATGGGAGACTACTTCTCTAAGGATAGAATCTGGACAAACAAGTACCTCAAGACAATTAAGACATTTGACTGGCAGTTTGAATACGGGTCAGATGCATACAGTGGAACTGGCAATGCATATGCAGATCAGCTTCTATACCCTTATGTCATAAACTCTATGGTTGTAATATAAGATGAACAGCCTTGTTGACTCATTGATGACAATGAATCTTGATGTATATATTCAAGAGAATATTCAAGATGAAACAACTGGCGCAATTAAAAAGGAATGGTCTTATTCAAGGACTGTTCCATGTTCTGCAAAGGGCATGATCTCTAACTCAGCCACAGCAAGAGGTAGTGATCGACAGGCCATGGGAACTAAGTACACTAACGAGCAAGTTATTCAGCTAAGAACTTCTACTCAAATAACATATCGTGAGAAAATCACCAATATTCGTGACTCCTCTGGTAATGTTATATGGAAAGAATTAAATTGGCCGACAGAGACCCCAACTGTTTTTGAGGTAGTAAGTTCCACACCAGTTACAGATCCATTTGGAAATGTCCTTGCATTTAACTCAATTGTGCAAAGGTCGGAGAATCAGCAAATTGGACTCTAGCGTAGCCCTCATACAAACGGCAAGCGGTTTAGAAAGACTTATGGCTGGCTCAGTTCCAGGTGTTCTTAGAGACAGCACAGTAGCACAAGTATCTGCATTCTTATATTATGAAGCTGCCGTTCTTTCAAAGCTAACAACAAATGCTGAATTCAAGAACCTATTTAAGTCGACAATATTTAATCAAATAGAAAAAGATTTTGGCGAATATATAGATGCTCAAGCCAGATCAAAGCCAAGAGCATTGCACCATGTTTATGAATGGAATAAAACTGGCGTATCTACTGGAAGACTTTTTAAATTATCTAGACTAGATGGAGACGGGCTTTCATTTAGAATTAATTATGACTTTAAATTATCTAAGTCTTCAGTGCCGACTAAAAATAAAAAACAAAAGAAAAAATATGTTTTTGCTAATAAAGCCTTGGTGATGGAGACAGGAATGCCCACAGTAATCCGTCCTAAGTCCGCAGAGCGCTTAGTATTTGAACTTGATGGTCAGACAGTCTTTATGCCAAAGGGCACCTCAGTGACCGTCAAGAGGCCTGGAGGAGCACAGGCCACAAATCAATTTTCTTTATCCTATGGTAGATTTTTTGGTGGACAACTTGTTAACTCATCAATTAAGGCATCTGGGCTTCAAAGAATATTTAATTCAAAGATGACAAAGGCATTGAACGTGCCTATGAATATCAAGAAGGTGCAGTATAGCTTTAGTCCTGGTAAAATAAGAACACAGGCAGACGCATCGCTACAAGCAGCATTCGGAGGATCATTGTGACAGTAGACTACAGCATAGACGCTATGTACGAAATAAGACGGCACCTCTGGGAAGAGCTGACTCTGAGCAAACTCATTAAGCCATCAGATTATTATATTGAGAACACTGGAAACGAGATCATTCCAATTATTCCAGTACAGCAACAGCCAGACCTAAATCAATTTTTGAGCGGGAAGACACATATAGTCTATGACAAGATAGGTATGTCATATGAAGAGAACTGGATGATATGTTGCGAGAAGCTTTTATTTACAATATATTCAACAGATGTATCAGAGATAAATTCAATTAGAAACCTAATGATAGACGTATTTAGACGTATGGACGATTCAGCCAGAGACCTTAATTTATCTAGAAATACAGACAAGCTTATATTCCATAATACAATGGTTGTGGAAACAACCCCAACAGAGCCATCAATGGAGTTACAGGGCTTTTTAGCCACAGATGTAATCCTTGAGGTTAAATACTCAAGAACAGTTAGTCAACTAGGACGCTTCGACTAGCTTGCTTTTGAGTCCAATATGCTCTAAAATTGGACTAGAGGAAAAGAGCCTAGCCAGCTTTTGATTTGAAAAAATCAATATATATATATTTATTTATTTAACAGGAGGTTTTACAAAATGGCAACATTTAATAACGCAAGAAATATTCTTGTTGGTGCATCACCGCTGTTCTTGTCAGTGAAGGATTCAACTGTTTCAGGTTACGTTGAAAACATGGAACCAGATCAGACAGCAGGAGTTGCATTTACTGATGGAGAGTCTTACACAGACACACTCAACACAGCAGCAGCAGGACTTAATCCAAAGTTCCGCAACGTAGGTTTTACAAACAATGGTCTTCAGATTACTTACAACCCATCATACGGTTCAGTAACAGTGGATCAGCTTCTTGATACAGCAAAGCTTTTCAAGGAGTCAATGGAAGTTATGATTGCAACAGAAATGTCTGAAGGTACACTTGAGAACATTCTTGCTGTATTCGGTCAGGGAGCAGATACTCTTGATAGAGGTTCAGATGTAGATACACTTGGACTTGCAGCAGGTGCTCTTGGAATTGCTCCAACAGAGCGTCAGTTAATCGCAGTAGGTGCAGCACCAACTGTTGACGAGTCAGGCGCAAATATCACAAGATCTGAGCGTGTATATTATGGACGTAGAGTTCTTTCTGTACAGCAGTCACAGTTCTCACTTGCTCGTAACGCAGCGACAACATTCCCAGTAACATTCCGCTTGCTTCCAGATGGAGCAAAAGAAGGTTCTGAATACGGACTTATTGTTGACCGTGTCATTACAGCATAATTAATTAATTTAATTATAGATGCCCCCTAAGAAATTAGGGGGCTTTCTATTGCTATGGTATTTTTGATATGATACAATAATTGAGAGACAATCCTAGGAGGATTAAATTGGCAACAACAGTATATGATGTAGAAGAGATTCAACTACAAAATGGCGCAGTAGTAAAGCTTAAGCCTTTAACAATTAAAGAGCTTCGTGAGTTTATGAAAGTCATCCAGAAGACACAAGAAGTAACATCAGAAGATGAGACACTTACAATCCTTATTGAGGCATGCGGAGTAGCATTACAGAAGCAGCTTCCAGATCTTGTAGCAGATAAAGACGCATTTGAAGACACACTTGACGTACCAACTATCAATCGCATTCTAGAAGTTTGCGGAGGAATTAAGATGGACGACCCAAACCTACTAGCGGCAGCAGTACTGGCTGGTCAGAACTAGATCTAGCCGCTTTAGAAGGGGAAGTTTTTCTTTTAGGTAATTGGATAAATTACGAACAGCTAGAAGAAAGTCTTTCAATGCCAGAGTTGATCCAGACTTTTAAATCAATGCAAAAGACTGAATCGGAGAAAAGAATTTTCTTGGCTTCAATTCAGGGAGTAGATTTAAATGAAAGCAGTAACGAAAATGAAGGGGGATCTTCCTTCGAAGATGTCAGAAGAAGGGCACTTGGTATAACCGCATCAGCAGACGATGTTGTTTCACTACAGGGGCAATTTGCAGCGGAAGCTGGTTTTGGCATTGGAGCTGGATTAGGATACCGAATAGAGTAATATAAGTATATGGCAGATAATGTAATCACGACCAATATTACAGCCAACGCAGACTTTACGAGTTTAAGAACTCAACTGGCTGCGGTTACTGCCCAACTCGTAAAACTTCAAGAAACAACTGCTGGAACTAACGCTAAACTTGCAAACCAAATTGCAGTAATGAACAAGTCGTTCGCAGATACAATGCGTTCGACTGGTCAGTTCTCAACACACTTTGTATCGCTATCTTCAGATGTAGATAAGTTCGGTAAAAACTTAGACAGAGGAAGACTAAAGCTCAGCGAGTATTATAACGCTTGGAGCACACATACAAAGAAGACTGGAAACTTAATCAGAGATCTTGCTAAGCAGCAAGTAATGCTTGAGAATTCAATCATTCAGCCTATTGGTAAAAATGCACAAGGCTTAATGCAGTATAACGTAATGGTTGCAAAAGGTCTTGATGAGATAAAGAATAAGATGGCTCTTGCTAGACAAGAAGCTGCAATCATGAATAAGGTTATGCTTGACGGATCAAACCAGCTTATTAACTGGGGTAAAAATACTCAGTGGGCTGGACGTCAGCTTACCGTGGGACTTACAGTTCCACTTGTTGCGTTTGGTGCGGCAGCACAGAAAGCATTTAGAGAAGCCGATGCAGAACTTGTAAGACTAACAAAGGTTTACGGCGGACTATCAGCAACCTCAGCAGCAGACCTAGCTAAGGTAAGAAAAGATGTTTCTCAAACAGCAAAAGAAATTGCTGGTGCATACGGTATTGCATACAAAGATACTATTGCGCTTGCAGCAGACTTAGCAGCAACAGGACAGCAGGGTAGCCAGCTCCTAGAGTCAACACAGCAAACCACAAGACTTGCAGTACTTGGTGAAGTTGACAGACAAGAAGCAATGAAGGCAACCCTGTCTATTCAAAATGCATTTAAGCAAAATACAGAAGAGCTTGCTCAGTCAATTGACTTCCTTAACGCAGTTGAAAACCAGACATCAACAAGCCTTGCAGATTTAGTTGAAGCAATTCCTAAAGCTGGTCCAGTTGTTAAGTCTCTTGGCGGAGACGTAAAGGATTTAGCTCTATACCTAACAGCGATGAAAGAGGGCGGAGTAAATGCTGCCGAAGGCGCAAATGCAATCAAATCAGCAATGGCATCACTCATCAACCCCACAAAGGTTGCAACAGAACAGTTTGCTAGTTTTGGAATTGACCTTCCAGGAATTGTAAGCAAGAATGCTGGTAACTTAACAGAAACAATTTTATCATTACAATCAGCACTTGATGGCCTTGACCCGCTTAGCAAATCAAGAGCAATCGAGCAGCTATTTGGTAAGTTCCAGTTTGCAAGAATGTCAGCACTGTTTGACAACCTCGGCAAGTCTGGATCACAGACATTGCAGGTCATGGACCTTATGAAGGCAAGTGCAGTAGACCTTGCAAATATTTCTGATCGAGAATTAAAGATGCTTACAGAGTCAGCCTCTGGACAATTTAAGAGAGCTTGGGCTTCTGTTCAAGCAGACCTAGCTCAAGTCGGAGAGCAGTTCTTAAAGATAAGCACAAAAGTATTAAATGTAGTAAGTAAGATTATAGAGTTCTTCCAGAATTTGCCAGGACCTATTAAAACATTCTTGAATGCCGTTGGTGGACTTACAGCAGTAGCTGGACCACTTATTATGATGGCTGGTGTGATGGGTAACTTTATCGGCTATGTTGTTAAGGGTATATTCCACCTAAGACAACTTGCTAAAGGTGGATCAGCATTTAAGCTTTTGACTCCAGAAATTGTAGCAGCAGAAGCTGCTGCCAAAGGTTTAGCAACAACGTTCTATTCTGATTCAGAAGCAACAATTATTTTATCTAATGCAGTAAATACTTTAGCTCAGTCATTTGCTACTCTTGAAACAAAAGCAAATGCTGCAAAGATTGCTACTGGCCCAGCTATAACAACAGTTGCTGGTAGCGTAATATCTGCAGGAAATCCTGGCGGAAGAGTAGTGGATAAAGACAATCCTCTTATTGGTAAGCCACATTCTAGAGATATGTCTCACCTCATTCCAGCACAGACCCCACAAATGGGAACAATATTTGGAACTGTACCAGGTGCAAAGCCAGTAAACATTAGAGTTGGCAGCAATCCTCAAACTTACATGAACCAGGATCTTCCACGAGTTCCTGGTGTCACATCAGTAAATGGAATATCAACAGGTATTGTAGCTGGAGAAGCTGCAAAATGGCATGCAATGACAGCAGCAATTGCTATGCAGTCTGAAGCAGAACTTAAAGCGTTAAAGGCAGAAGTTATGGCGACTGGAACAGTCACTTCAAGCCTTTCAGATTCATATCAGGCACTACTTCCTCAATTTTCAGAAATTACTACCATGGCTGCAACTGAAGTGGAAGCAATTGTCAAGCAGGTACAAGCAAGCAAAATAACTGTTGATCAGGCTAGAGCAAAGATAATTCAGTTAAATGCAACAGTAGAAGCAATGCTTGCAGAAACAACAGCAGCAACAGCTGCATCAATGGGAAGAGTCGCAAACCTAACAACAGTTCCTCTCACATCTCAGCCAGTAGTTGATCCAGTTACTGGTAAATCAAATATGAAAGAGATGTTCCATAAAGGAACAACAAAAGAAATTGCGGATAGAATTGCAAGAGCTCTTGGCGGAGTTAGAACATCTGGAGCTGGATATAATATTCAAACAACAAAGCCTAAGTTTGCAAAGGGTGGAATTGTTCCAGGTACTGGAGATACAGACACATATCACACTACAGCAGAGCCAGGCTCATTTGTAATTAACAAGCAGTCGACACAAGACAATATGCCAGTTATCAATAGGCTTCTTGGCGGCAAGCCAGTCTATGCAAATAGTGGAGGGCAGGTTCCCGTTGTATTAACTCCTGGAGAAGCTGTAATCCCTGCAAAGATTGCTCAAAAGAATATGCCTTTAATGTACGAGCTAAATGGCGGACCTGGAAATACTTCTGGTGCTGGACGAAATGGCGGAGGAGCAACACAAGCAGAACTAGATGATGCAGCTAAAAAGCTTCTTGCTAAGGCATTAAAAGTTGATCAAAGAATGTTTGACTCTCCAGATTGGCAGTCAGAAGTACGTTTAAGACACGTAATGCATGATGCTGGTATATATAATTCATACGCTGGATTTGATGAGAAGACCGCCATCGATATGGCCGTGCAAGATTATGATTCTGCTTGGGAAAAGTCAATTAAAAAAGACGGACACCTTGATATGAAAAAGTGGATGCGTGAAAGAATGCTTATCGCAAAAGCTAGAGATGCACAGGTTAAACGAATGATCCGCATGGACATTGACAGAAACGAAGGTGCAATTCCTGGAAGAACTCAATATAAAGATTTTAGTAAGTACCTTGGCCTTAGTGGTGAAAGATTCAGACCAACGAGCAATCTTATTGGTGAGCTTAGAGCTAGAGCTGGTGAGTTTGGTGGTATAAGACTATTCGATCATACATCTGATAAGTTGTTTAAGAATGGTATAGACGGAACAGTTTCTGAGCATACAGCTAGAAGATCTTTGTGGAAAGATACTAGAGGCAAAGTATTTAAGATGGCTGGAAATCTTGGCATGGCTATGCTTGGCGAAAAAGAAATTAATAGCTTGACCAATGAATTAAATAGAGGCACACGTGGAATAGTTCCAGATATGATAACTATGACAAATAAGGGTGTTGAGCTCAAGAGAAAATGGAATAAAGAAAAGGGTATCGGTACAAATAAAAAGCAAGCACTAGCATTCTTAAAGAGAGCAATGCTTGGTCTAGTAGATAGAAGATCTGCGTTCAGACCAAACAATACAATGTTTGCACATGCCGCATACAATCAAGGCGGAGAGATCCCACAAAAATTATTCCCAGGCGGAGCAGTTAAGTTCCTAGGTATGCCTAGAACTATTAAGCAGGTAGAACAGCAAAGAGCAATGAAGGAAGCTATGGAAAAAGCTAGCCTTGCTGTTAAGAATTCTAGATTTGCAAAAGAGCCAGTTACAGAATACGGAGATCTTGTAGAGCCAACTTCTGGAAGAAGTTTCCCAGTTCCTGGAATTGGCGGAGTCTATCTTAAGAATGGTGAGAGAGTATTTGTTAAGCCAATTCAAGATGAAAAGGCAGCCCTTGCAGAATTGAGAGCAACACAAATTGCTCGTGATGTGCATGGATTAAAATCTCCAAAGCAAAAGATTGTTGTAATGCGTGACCCATCTGACCCAACTGGAAAAAGAAAAATCCTTGCCCTTGAATCTCAATATGATCCAGCATTTGCTACACAAGATGGTAAGTTTAATCAGGAACAGTACTTTAAACAATTAGTTGCTTCAGCATTGCGTGGAGATAAAGATCTTGGCAAGGGAAACCTATCTGGAGATATACTTGCAGATGTTGGACCAGCTGGAGTATTTGGTGCAGCATCAGGACTCAGAGATTTCTCTGCAACAATTCCTTCTATGAGAGATCAGGCAATGATTAACCTTCTCGGAGTCAAGGGCGGGGGAGCAAAGAAGTTCTTTGCAGAATCCACCACAGATATTCCAAAGGGTATGACAGCAGAAGATTATCACGCAAGAATGATAAAAGAAATTGAAACTGCTTTGCCTAAGTTAAAGAAAACAATAGCAAGCTTTGATTTAAATACAGAAGAAAAAGTTGTTTACGATGCAATGATTAGAAGACTTGTGGATGCAAGACAGGTAAATTGGGCAGAGCTTCACGGCGTACATTCAAATGTAAAGATAAGCAATCAGCGCCCAATGACCCCTGCTGCTATAGCTAAAATGCTTGAGGCGGATGAGCTAAAGCGCAGACAAAGAGGAAGTGCAGCAAGTCTTTCAGATAATGCATTTAAGAATCAAGGCAACGGATTCGCCGTTGGTGGTTTGATTGGTAACGTTCTTAAAGGCAAGGCAATGCACAGAATTGGAGCAGGCTTCGGGCCAACTGGTGCACCTAAACCAAGCATGTACGAGTCAGCTCCTTGGGGAGTCAACTCATTGTCAATTGAGATGGCCGATAAGTTATTTGCTTCAAGCGGACTAAGAAAGCATACTCAAAAACTTCTTTATGATAAGTTTGCTGCAGCTCTCGCACAAGAAAAACCATTTGGTTATGTTAAGGGGCCAAAGGGAGATCTGCAAAGAGCTCTTGAGCCAGACTCACTTGATGCTGTAATTAGACTTGCTGCATCAAACATGATTAGTGATAGAGCAGTTGCAAAGCAGCTATCGCCAATCGATAAAGATATTATTAAAAAGAAGTTTATGAACTGGGAGTCAAAGAAAGACACACCAATAACAGATGAATTAAGAAAACTTATATTTAAGCTAGAGGGAAGAGAAAAGGGCGGACCAGTTAATGCTGGGCAACCTTATGTTGTTGGCGAAAAGGGTCCAGAGATATTTGTTCCTAGAAATGCTGGCGGAATTATTCCAAACAAGGCTCCTATGGTTCAAGGATATAATGCTGGTGGGCTTGTTAAAATGATGCTTATGAGCATGCTTGGAATGCAAGGAGGTATGGCTCTTGGCAAGATGAGCGGAGTCCCTGGCGGAGAAATGATTGGGTCAATGCTTGGATCCATGCTTGGTATGGGGTCTATGGGAGGAGCTAAAGATGCTGGTCCAAAAACGCCAGTATTTAATAGTGCTAAGGGACAGGCGGCCTTTGCTACAGTAAAGCCACTATCTCAAACAGCTGCCAGCCTAACAAATATGGGCAAGGCTGGTTCATCCGCTGGTGCAGTAATGACAAAGCTTGGCCCAATACTCGGAAGACTTGTTGGATCAGTTACTCCAGTAGGACTTGCAGTTGCTGGAGTCAGCACAGCACTACTTATTGGAATGAAAAGATGGAAAGATCATAATGAGCATTTAAGAATTGGAATGCTTCAGTATGGTCTTACAGAAGAAGCTGCTAAAAAAGCTGGGCTTAAGTTTACAGACTACAGCACCAAGCTTGCGGACACAGCTTCAAGCATTCAAGCACTAAGAGAAAAAAATCAGCTTCTTTACGAGAGCATGCAAAATGCTGGAACACCAATTAAGATGACTATTGAAGAGTACAAGAAACTTAGAAAAGAAGTAAAGACAACATACGGAGATCAGATTAAATTAATTAATCAGACCAAGGGTGAGGGCAACACTAAGAAGCTTGCTGAAGACTTAAAGGTGCAGCTTATGGCTGCAGGACTTTCCGCAGAAGAAGCAACAAAGAAAATTTGGGCTATGTTTAAGATGTCAGACAAGGCGCTAACTGCTTCTAGCTATACTCTTAAAAATTCTAACTTTAATAAAATTGAAACAAAGCAAGATGCAGCTGCAAGAGCTGTTGGAAGATATAAGAATGTGTCAGCAGAAGGCGGAAAAGAAGGAGCTGCCCAGGTAAATACTGGCTTAACAGCAATTGATACTGGAATAGCCGATTTGATCGAGAAGAGCAAAAAAGCAGCAAAAGAAGATAAGAGTGGAAACACTAAGATTCTAACTGAGTACGAAGCACAAGAAAAAATGTTGCAGCGACTAAATAATCTTGAGTCTTCAAAGGTAAAGCTTACAAAAGAAACTATAGCAGAGATGGTAAAGCAGAATCCAGCTCTTAAAAAAGTTATAAATCCTGCAGACACATTGCTTAGCTTGTGGCAAAAAATGAATCTTGCAGCTAAGGGATTTACTGGGAACCTCGGTAAGCTTGGATCAGAGGCAGTGGCAACATTATCTAAAGTTGCCGATGTTGCAAGCGCAACAATAGCTACTCAAAATGAAAACGGTCTTCTAAAAGATCAATATAAAGAATTAGGAAGATTAGAAGGACAGTACAAGGCCTTACAAAAGGCAGCCAGAGGACAGTCTGTAGCCCAGCAAATAAGCACTAGAGATCAGCTTAAGTCACTTCAAAAGCAGATTGATGCAAACAATAAGCTTGCTGACTCTAGACTAAAAGCACTTGATGCTGCAAAGCAAGAAGGAGATCTTGCAAGAGAGCTTGAAAAGAAAAGAGCTTCTTACGAGGCAAATGTAGCTTCAGGAAATACAGCAGCCGCACAGCAAGATTCTCTTGACATAAAAGGTATCCAATCAACAATGCAGTACAACTCACAAAGAGCTGCTATTGAGAATTCTAGAGATGCTGCAAATAAGCCACTACAGGCAAAGATGGATGCTATCAATAATGCAAATCAAAAGCTCTCTGATAAAGCAGCACTTGCAGGTGAAAGCCTAGGAAAACTTGGAGAAAAGATAGCTACCCAAAAACAAAAGATAGAAGATTTTAATAAGGCTATGACTACTCTTGTTTTAAATGCTATAGCAGCGGGTAAAACTGTTGATCAATATATCAAGGACTCAAAGGCTGGTAAGGGTGATGCCGCTAACCTACTAACAACTGGTAAGGCTGTAGGTGCAGTTAAAGGCGATGTAAAGGGTATAGATGTTGCTGCAAAAACAATGGAGCTTATGGGTAAGCCAATAAGTGCATTAGAGTCTTCATTAAAAACAAAGGGCATTACCATGGATGGCGGAGACCTATATATAACAGTTGGAGGAAAGCCTAAGAAGCTCGATGTCTCTGCAGGCGAAGATGCAAAAACATTTACTGGAACCGTTGCTAAAACAACAACTGGAACTGGAGCCTCGGCAAAAACATCTTATGCAGTCTCACCAATGCAACTTCAGCAGAGCGGAATAGAGACAGCAGTAGGAACTATATTTAAGTCTGGTGGCAAAAAGTATGAAATTACTGGATATGCTACAAGCAGAACATCTGGTATTCCAGTAAAGCCAGTAAAGGCTGGATTTGGAACAATGAAGCTAGACCCTAGAGTCCCTACAATTGTTGGAGACCGTGGACCAGAAATGGCATTTGGTGGGATGATTATTCCTAATATGGCTAAGGTTCCATATGCTTCACCTAGGTATGATGTCAATAAAGCTAATCTTCAATTTGCTGGATCTGCACCACAGGCAGGCGGACAGATTAATTATACTCAGCATATCCATGCATCAGACGGAATGAATGTAGATGAGCTGGTATCAAAGGCGAGTAGAGAAGCAATGAAGTTCCTACAGACAACAATGAAATCTAATGATAAAATGGTAGGTATATCTAAGAACGTGAGGATTAATAAGGCATGAGTTTAACTTTACCCGTAGGTTCCCTATTATTTATTGATACTGGAACTGATGCGAATAACCCAACTTGGACAAAGCTGTCTGAGCATAATAGAGCACCGCTCTCAATTGATCCATATAGACATGAGCAGACACAGAGAATGGCAAATGGGTCATTAAGAAAACTTCACATTGCAGATAAGAAGACAATTAGCACGTCATGGTCTATGCTTCCTTCATACACATCCATGACTGTCGATGGCGGATATGGTGCGGTAGACCTAAGAACATTCTATTTAAATAAAGGTAAAGGCGCATTCAAAGTAAAGATTTCATATAACGGAGTATCTGCAAGAGATGAGATATTTACTGCGTTTTTTAACTCCTGCACATTTAATGTTCTTAAAAGAAACGTTAAATCAAATGTATCAGATGTAGCGCAAGAATTTTGGGATGTTAGTTTATCTCTGGAAGAGATCTAATGCTTAGCGTATCACAAACCACACTGGACACAATAAATCAGTCAGCGTCAATAACGGCTGTACCTAAGTGCTGGATTGAATATAACATGAACGACATAATTGACGGTGTAACTGTCAGAGGGCCAAATGGAACTGATGCAAATCCTGCTGGAGACCTAGAGGTATCTAAGACAGCAGCAGACGGCTCAACGTATAAACCATTTACAAAGCTATTTCCGATAGCATCTATAATTAATCCAAGAAGACCACAGGGAGCGGGAGTCCAATACTTTATTCTAGGTGACCCTTCAGCACAGAAAACAATTGTTTATTCTGCAGACAAAGCATATAACACTAGAATGTATTTACCTGGATCAAAGACATCTTACAAATACTGGGTTACGCCAAAAGCTTCTGGATCCGCACTTTCAAATTGTATAATCAACGTTAATTACCCAGCAGCAAAAACTGCTGCTATAAATAAAGTTACAGTTAAGTTTGAATCCTCACACGGACTTCCATCTACATGGTCATTAAAAGCAACTCTAATATCTGGCGGAGAAGTAACCATAGCAACTAATGCCACTGCTACAATACCAGCTAATGGACTATTTAATTTATATTACAACGGAAGCACATGGACCACAACAGAATTTACCACACCTTCAACACCAATAAATATTAGTAAGTTGTCTCTACAGATAAATACAGTTACAGTAGCTAACGGCTATGTTGGAATCATTGAGGTGGCAGGCAGGTACGTTAAAGATGTGTCTGAAAACCTTGTGGTATTTAATACTACTAAACGAGCATCAGATCAACCAGATGGACTTCTTCCAGTTGGAGATGTTACTGCAAATATGTCTGACTACGTATTTAATTTCTTTGACAAGTCTTATTTTTCATACGACAAGACTTATGCGTTTAACTACCAGAAAACAAATTTCTACAGAGATATTATTTTAAAGCCATTCTTTCAGATAGGATCTGAGAATGTAAAGCAGGGCGTATATTTCTTGTCTGAGTACAACGTAGATGAGTTTGGCGGTGTTACAGTACAGGCATTAGACGGAGCAAAAGAACTACAAGAAATATTCCCTCCAGACATCGTCATACAAGAAGCCTCATCGCAAGCAATTGTAAGAAGGCTTCTAGACTCAGTAGGCTTTACAAACTATAACTTTAATAAAACAGATAAAGATACATCTAGCATTAGGCCATACTACTGGTATACAGATAATACTAAAACAGTTTGGCAGCATATCCAAGACCTATGTAAAGATACACAGATGATTGCTTCATTTGATGAAAACAACATATTGCAGTTCTATACACGAGAGTACATATTTACTGACAAAACGACTAACTTTAAATTCAGATACAATGCAAATGGTTTAAATCTGGCCAACATAGTCTCTATGGATTCGTCTGATGTGCCTTCTGTTAAAACAGTAAAGGTTATATATACTCCTAGACTGTCTTCTTCTTATGAGCAAAATGCTGATGACCTTTACGATGCACCAGTAATCATTCTTGGTGCAGCATCGCTTGTTGTACCGCTACCAGCATCAGCACCTGCTGAGCCAGATCTAAATGGAACAGGTGCAGCACCACTAGGATCAGTCACGCTACAACCGATTGTAATTGATGGGTACGCCACAAAGCTTAATGCTTACTCTGGCTATTTAGTTATTGAGCAAGAGATCATAGAGTACGACGCTATTAAGTTCTACTACACCCCAACAGAAGGTGGGGCCGTGAAGTATGTTTGGATTACAAGTGATTCAGATATAAGCAAGTTCGAAGGCCTATCTCAACCAAACACATTTAAGCCAACATTCCAGTATAGAATTAAAGCTAGAAATGCATTTAATGTGCTTCCTGCAGCAGTTGCTCATGACGTAAATACAGCTCAGCTCAAGGCAGAGTGGGGCGGAAGAATACTAAATACCACTTCTGGCGTATCTACAGCCAACGATACAAAGTTTACAATGGACACGATACCTGCAAAGGGCAATGCTTGGTCACAGAATTTCTCACAAGATATACCAAGATCAATGATGACTGTATTTGCACCAAACACAGTTGCATCTGAATCAAAAGATGCTGAAGGCGTAGTCACAACTATATATAAGGATAACGACCAGCTTACTATGGTCTCACCAAATAATATAGACAAAGACTTTACGGCTGGGCCAATACATTCCTACACAAATACACAAGGATCATTTACAAGCCAAAACTTTGTAATAGGAACTAGCATGTATTTCC